TTCTGGGACCGGTGTTGTAGAAGAAGTATTCCCTGCATTTACTAGAATAGCTGGTACTAATGTTGAATTCTTAGTATCAGGTAACTTCGCAGCAGGTAACGTTACTGCATCTATCCACAAAGGACCAGATAACTTAAATGATACTGGTGATTTCCAGGATGGATCTGTTAATACTACTGCATTTGGTGATAATGTTTCTAACTTAAACATTCCTGAAATTAACGTTAAGCTTGAAAGCTCTACGGTTTCTGCGAAAACTCGTAAATTAAAGGCTCAATGGACACCAGAATTCGCTCAGGATCTTAATGCTTACCATAGCATTGATGCTGAAGCAGAATTAACGTCTATTTTGTCTGAGTACATTTCAATGGAAATTGATTTAGAGATTTTAGAAATGCTTATTAGAAACGCTGACACTACTAACCACTGGAGTGCTCAAATCGCTAAGGAAGTATCTAACACAGGTGTAACCACAGACGAAACTGGTACTGGTCAGTACTACACTAAGATGTCTTGGTTCCAAACATTAGGTGTTAAATTACAAGATGTAAGCAATACAATCCACCAGAAGACTCTTCGTGGTGGCGCTAACTTCTTAGTAGTATCTCCGAAAGTAAGCACAATCTTAGAATCTATTCCTGGATTTGCTGCTGACTCTCCTGGTGATCAAAACAAGTTCGCAATGGGTGTTCAGAAAATTGGTGCTATCAACTCTAGATACACTGTTTACAAGAACCCATACATGTTGGAGAACACAATCTTAATGGGTTATAAGGGTAACCAGTTCCTCGAAACAGGAGCGGTATTTGCACCTTATATTCCGTTGATTATGACTCCTCTTGTGTACGATCCTGTATCTTTCTCTCCGAGAAAAGGTATCATGACTCGTTACGCTAAGAAGATGGTAAGACCTGACTTCTACGGTAAGGTAATTTGCCACGATTTGAACTTAGTATAATAAGTTAGATCATGACTTTTAGAAAGGGCCGCGAAAGCGGCCCTTTTTTTTATATTTATAACCGACAAAACGTTTTTAAACCATTTAAAATGGCTAAACAAAATATCGAAAAAACCCCACCTAAGGGTAATATTAGGTTCTCAATATCCTTATCGGAAGAACAAAAAGCTGCTAAAACAGAAATATTAAAACACCCTTTTAATTTTGTGGTAGGTAAAGCAGGTAGTGGTAAAACATTATTAGCAGTACAAGTAGCTTTAGATCAGTATTTTAAACGTCAGTTTAATAAGATTATTATTACTAGACCAACTGTATCAACTGAAGATAATGGGTATTTACCCGGTTCTGAACGTGAAAAAATGGAACCGTGGTTAGTACCAATTCGTTCTAATATGAGAAAGGTTTATAATAAACCTGACATATTAGCTAAAATGGAAAAAGAAGAAAAAATTGAGTTAGTATCTTTAGCTCATTTTAGAGGCAGAACATTTGATAATGCTGTAGTAATAGTAGACGAGTATCAAAACTTAACTAAATCTCAATTAGCTATGTGTATTGGTAGATTAGGTAAAGATAGTAAAATGATATTCTGTGGTGACTCTTACCAAATTGATTTAAGAGATAAACAACATTCTGCTTATCATGATATGGCAAAATTAGCTAACTCTGAATATGTATTTAAAACAGTATTAACGGATTCTCATAGACATGCCGCTATAGATGATCTATTAGAATTGTTAAATGGTTATCATTAATATGTATTAACGTAAATCACTATATATGGCAACTATTTCTATTTGGCCTGGATCGGCTTCTTTTAATAATACTACTAATCCTACCCCTTTTGGGTTTTATGATACAGATACTGAATTTACTTCTTCTGCAGATCAGGTAGCAACTTGGTGTGCTCAAAGATTAGGGTATCCTATAGTAGATATTGAATTACAAGCAGTAAATTTCTTTACAGCATTTGAAGAAGCAGTTACTACATATGCCCAGTATGTGTACCAATATAAAATTATTGAAAATATAGGAACCTTAGAAGGTTCTGTAACGGGAAGTGATTTAAATAACCAATATATAACACCAAATTTAGGTAATGATATTGCTATAGCAGAAAGTTATGGCACCGAAGCATATACAGGTGGTAATATTTCATATAAAACAGGAAGTATAGATATAACACCAGGGCAACAAAGATATTCTTTGACCGATCTTTTTACAAATGTAAGTGAATCAGGAAGTCCAATTGAGATTAAAAAAATCTATCATTATGCCCCCGCAGCAATAGTAAGATATTTTGACCCATATGCAGGAACGGGTACAGGTATACAATCATTAATGGAAACATTTGGCTTTGGTAACTTTTCACCTGGCGTAAATTTTATGTTAATGCCTACCTATTATGATGCTTTAAAAATACAAGCAATCGAACTTAATGACCAAATCAGAAAATCCGCTTATAGTTTTGAATTGCAAGGTAATGATATATTAAAATTATTTCCTATCCCACGAAGAGTAGAAAAATTATATTTTGAATACATTGTAAAAAGTGATAGAAATAATCCAGTTAGAAACAATGCTACTAACTTAATTACAAATGTATCCAATGTCCCTTATACTAATATAGAATATAAAACAATTAATGCACCTGCTAGACAGTGGATTTTTAGATATACCTTAGCATTAGCAAAAGAAATGTTAGCTAGTATAAGAGGTAAATACTCTAATATTCCTATTCCGGGAGCAGAAGTTACTACTAATGCGGGTGATTTAAGAAGTGAAGCTTCAGCCGAAAAAACAGCATTAATTGATGAACTTAAGCAAATGTTAGAAGAATCTTCACGTGCTAAATATATGGAACGTGATGCACAAATTGCACAAAATACACAGGATATAATGTATAAAGTCCCTTATCCAATATATGTTGCATGATTAAATTAAGAGACATATTATTTGAAGATATTAACATTTACTCAGTAAGTGTAGTAATAGTATCAGATAAAGATGCTAATTTTACAGATATACTAGATGGAATGAGGGCAACTAGAAAAGTTACTATCATTAATGCTAATACTTCTGACGAATTAGAATTAAAAAACAGAGCTAGAAACGATGGTAAAGAAGTACATACTGCTACTTTAAAATTTGCTTCTGGAAAAGATCCTAAACAAGATTTAGAGTTTTTAAAAACTACTATGTTAAGTAGTGATAAAGGCGATCCGGAAATGAGGATCAAAGGGTTACGTCATTTAATTTTTAAACCTGAAACCTTAACTAAAATATAATGCCTTTATTTGGTGGTGAAAGAGATATATCTTTATTAAAAACTTTTAATAAAGAATTAATTAATGATATTATCCAGCAAGAAGTTGGATTTTATAAATTTGTACTGCCCGATTCTAGAACTAATGTATATGGTGAGTCAGAAAATAAAGTTTACTTTGAACCTATGTTAATTTCTTGTCTTATTGATAGAGAAGACCAAGCATGGAGTGAAACAGATTTTGGCCCTGATTCTACTCAACAAATGACTTTTAGATTTTTAAGGACAAACCTTGTAGAAAAAAATTTAGTTCCAGAAGTAGGAGATATAGTTTTATTTAATAATGATTATTTTGAATTTAATAGTATTATAGAAAACCAGTTTTTTACAGGTAAAAATCCGGATTTTTCTATGAATGAAGATACAGATAATTTTGGAGTATCACTATCTATAATTTGTAGAGGAAGCAAACAAAGATTAGAACAACTTAAAACTGTTCCTGTTAGATCTAATATTTATCCATCGACAACTAAAGTAGAAAAAACTAACGCAAATCCTCGATAATAAATGGCTAATACTAGAATAGGTAAAAAACCTAAAGTAAATAGACAGTATGAAATCTCTCAAAAGAGATTAGTAGAAACTCATGTAGATCAGGGAGGAGCCCCTGATGTACCTGCTATTGCTTTAGGTCCTGATATTAGACCTAATCAAAATAGAGGTAATATAGTTAGTAAAAATGATGCTAAAACTAATAGCAATTTTCATTTAGGTTTAGAAGCTATAGATGAAGCTATTTTTTATTATTTTGAAAATGTAATAAAACCAAGTGTTATTTCAAATGGTGACATGGTGGATGTACCAGTTATTTATGGTTCTGGTGAAAGATGGAAATTAGCTCAACAAGACGGTTTTTATAGAGATAAAAATGGTAAAGTCCAAACTCCTTTAGTTATGCTTAAAAGGGAGTCAATTGAAAAAAGAAGAGATTTAGGTAATAAATTAGATGCTAATGCCCCTCAATTATATATTACCCACCAAGAAAAATATACTAAGAAAAATTCTTACGATAGATTTGCAATTGTCAATAATAGAATACCTAAAAAAGAATTTACGGCTACTGTAGTACCTGACTATGTTAATTTAACATATCAAGGTATAATTTGGACTGATTATATTTCTCAACTTAATAAAATTATTGAAGCAGTAAACTATTCTTCAGATGCTTATTGGGGCGATCCTGAAAAATTTAAGTTTATGGCAATGATCGATTCGTTTAATAATATAAACGAACTAACGAATGAAGATGGTAGGATAGTTAGAGCTAATTTTAGTCTAAAATTACAAGGATATATTGTACCTGATAATGTTCAGAAAAAACTTAAAGAGCAAAACACTAGATATTTTAGTAAAGCTCAAATAATATTAAACCAAGCTACTACTGTAATAGAAGAACCAAGTAAAAGAGCAACTACTTTAAGATCAGTACGAGGAGGATCAAGTGGAGGTGGAAGTGTACAAAATATTACTAATAATAATACTTTCACGGGTACTGATAACGATTGGACTATAACAGGTGATTTAATAACTAACTCTGAAAATAGATCAGTAAAAATTCAAGAAGCTAATCTTACTGTAGATATAGGTACGGCTAGTACAGATATATTTTTAATAAAAAAAGATAATGATGAATTATTAAAAGTAAATAATGATGGTATTTTAATATTTAAAGAATTTACAGATGGTAATAAACCTAACCCCATTGAAGGAGGAATTATATATATTGACGATCAATTTTATTTAGGAACAAATTAAACTAATATAAGTTATGGCTTCATTACAACAATTAAAAAATAGACTAAGTGGGAATTCTAATAAGAAAGTAGATATACCTACAAAACTAGATAAAGACATATCTAATGACCCACTAACTGTTGAACCACCTAATTTGGAAATGGAAGAGGCTCGATATTTATTATCGTTAATTGCTAAATCGGAATTTTCTGGTAAAGATATTCAAATAGTATATGACACGGCACTAAAATTACAAGAAATAATTAAAAATAACTTAGAAGATAATGGCTAATTTTGCAGATAAATTTTCAGGAAAAGTATTTAGTACTCAAAAAAATATTGCATCCGCGCTTGCGGCATCATCAGATAATAGAGTTGATGGTCAGTTTCTTCAAACTCAATCAGCCGATACCGCTTTAGGAAACTTACCTGCTAGAATACAACCTGGTGGTGATCAAGTGAAATTTTTTCCTGAATTAGAAAGCCAAACGGGAACCGCGGGTATAGACACTGCTTCTATAGTTAGGGATCCCGAAAGAAAAATACAATATATACCTCTTTCACTAACTTCTTTTTTAAATAATATGGTAGGTCAGGGTTCGTTTATTAGTAGATCCTTTACAGATACAGCATCATATCAAAAGGTTAGTGCTTCATTAGTAGCTAAGTTTGCGGGCGTGGCTGATCCAGATAATGTAACAGTACAATATTTAGTAGAAGAAAACTATTCCCCCACAGATACAGCTAGGGCTGCCGCTGTAATAGCGCCTTTTACTGGTGCTTTAGATATTAAAACTGCAGATGGTTTAACTTCTTCATTTTCAGGTATTCATAATCCTAGATCAAACCGCTCAGTTCCTCCTTATGGATTTTTCAACCATTTTGATTTAGGAAATGGCAATAATAATAATGCTTTAGAGCATGGAGTAGAATTAATGTTTGATTTAAGACAAAGTGTTTCTGCTACTCACTTTGAAGTTAGAGGCACAGGAATAGGTGATGGCTCACGAGATTTAATACATAATACATTATTTAAAACATCTTCTTTATTATTTCAAAATAGTGCTAGTAGTACCCATTCTTTTGCTACTGATAAAGAACATTTAGTTAATGGTTTAAGCTTTATTAGAAATAATAGTACAAATACTATTATAGCTTCACCTGCTGCTAGTGGTTCTCCATCAATCTCGGGATCAGGTAATACAGCATTTAGTGCTGGTACTATAAAAAATATTAATGGTACTAATTCTAATGACGGTACTTATTTAGCATATGAATTCAAAGGTAGAATAGCCGGAGATAGTGATTCTGGTAGCTTGTATCAATTTTTTAATTTTGCTAAATCGGGCTCTGCAGGCCAATCCTTAGTTAATAGAGGTAATATCATAATGAATGGAGTAGAAATAGTAATATATCCTACAGAATCTGTAGTAACAAGTTCACTATTTAGATTTATTCCCGCTTCAGCCTCAGCCCACTTTTCTCTTTCACAAGCAGAAGCTAGTAATAGTGATGTAACGGGTTCTTCAACACTAAAAACATTATTTTATATATCTAGTTCTACTACTCCAGGATTCTTTGGATTATTTACTGGTAGTGGTGATGGTACTATTGCAGGAAGTACAGGATCACAATTAGGATCCTTATTACATGAAGATCCACTATTACAAACCACAGCTTCACATGGACTTTCCT